GTCGCCATCAAGCGAGAACGCCAGAACGGATGGGCAATCCAGACGGCGGTTGCGCTGCCGGGCAACAAGCGCTGGATCATTTGCAGAATAGTGTTCGTATCGTTTTCGACCTGAGTGCCGCCCGTCGCCCGCGTCACACTGATCGCCGCGGGGTGCCCAACGATCCCGCGCGGTTGCCCGACGCCGGTTCCGCGCAGCATCACGCGCGCTTTCAGCACCGCGTAGGCGCGCCCGAACAGCGACACCAGCGTATCCTCAAGCGCTTGCGGCGCGTCGGTGATGAGTTCCGTCGCCGCTGCAACGTAGGCATCCGCCGAGTGCGGGCGGAAGATGCGCTGCTCGAACTTCGGTTCGCTCTCTTGAACATCAGCGCTCTGCTCGCGCCAGATGAGCCGCACCCCACCGACCAGCGCGCTCGATTCAACGTTCGGCGCTTGGTCTTGTTCCAGAACCGGCAGCGCCAACTCTGCCGCGTTGGTGCGCAGCATCAGCGGACCGCGCCCGGCGGCGACCAACTGGTCGAACAGCATCGGCGCGCCGACCGCGCGGATGCGCTCCTCAAACTGCGTCGGCACCAGAAACCCGCCGCTTGCGCCGGAGGTCTCGTCAAGCGCCTTGCTGCTTTTGTAGACCGCACGCAATCGCCGAACGTCGTTGGTTGCAACACACTTCAAGAAATCACCGAACGAACCCTCGCCTTCGGCGACGGGTGCACCCGTTGCGACCCCGACATCTCGCGCTTTCACCGCCGCCGCCACCTCGTCACGCAGCCGCGCGGCGATCTCGGCAGCAAGTTCCGACTGATTCATCACGATTTCCGTCATCTCTCCCGTCTCCTCCTTCACTTGATGACTAGTCGATACGTATTCCGAAACATTGTGCGCGGCTCCGCAGGCGTCGGCGTAATGCTTGCGTCCAGCCCCAGCAGCCAGCGTTTGATGAATGTCGCTTTTCCGACCGCTTCACGCATTACCAGATGCGCCGCCGTCCCGCTCGACCAGCCCATCTCCGGCGCGATCTGGGCGAGGTAGCGATACTTTGCATCAAGCAGCCCGCGAATGATCACCCCCTCATCGGTCATCTCCAGCGCGCCGTAGCCGATCGGCTCTTCAACGAGAATCACCCCCGACGCGGTTTTGATGGGTTGCGCGTGGTTCAACCAAATCGGCGTTTCGCGTAGACGCCCGAAGTCGGTTTCTTTTGTGAAAAACTCGTTTTCGAGATCAACGGCGTCGGGATTGCCGAACACCACCAGCAACCCCTCAACATCGCCCGTCTCAACCGCCTTCAGCGCCGCGCCGGGCGCGGTCTGCCGCTCCATCTCTCACCTCCCCCTCTCCTTCAGCACCGCAAGCGCTTCCTTCAGCGCCGCCTCTGCCGCGTCTTTCAGCGACGCCCAGCGTCCGCGATGTGCCCTCGCCTGCGGCATTCCGTAGACGTAGCGCGCATACGACGCGGTGTTCTCGACGATCCGCGACGTTTTCGACAGTTTCTTGATCCGCAACTTCTGCCGTAAGTTCCCCGTTCGCCGATACCGCGATCCGGCGGGCGGCGGCGGGTAGACCTGCATCACGCCGTGAGCCGCAGCCGCGCCCGCGTCAAGCGCGGCTTCGATCTGCGCTGCACGCGGCAGCAGTTTGCGCAGCGCGTTGTCGAGATCGACAGAGACGCTAACCCGCATTTACCCGCTCCAGTCTGACGCCGCACCGACAGCGCGGGTGCGCCGGGGGCCCGCTCCGTCCGCCCCACTCGTCCTCGCGCTTGCCGTGGAGCGCGCCGCAGATCGGACACACCCGCTCGTCGTTGGCGGTTTCCCAGATCATCACATACTCCAGATTATGCTCGGCGCGTAGTCCTTCTCTGTACGCCCGCACGCCCGCCGTCGCCGCTTCGGTTGCAGCGGTAATCGCGACGGTCTCGGCGCGCTTCGCTCCAACGACCGGTTCGATCATTGCGACGAGTTCGGCGCGGTCGGCGTTCGGCATCCGCCGCCACGCGGCAACCGCGCGGGCGATGTAGTCGCGGGTGTACGGATAGAGCAACTCCTCAACTTGCCGCCGTGTCGCTTCCTCCGCCCAGTCCGCCAGCAGCGCATCGACGTTGACCGCAACGCCGACCTCGGCGCGCATTTCGTCTGCGAACAGACGCGCAATCGTCTCGATGTTGCGGCGCATCGCGGGATAGAGCGTCTCGTTGAACATCTGCGCCGTAATCTCATCTGCGCCGTCGAGCATCACTTGGCGTAGTTGCTGAAACGCGCGCTTGAGGTCGCGGTACAGTTGCACCTCGTGCGGCATCAGTTCCGGTTCGGCTTCGTCTTTCTTCAGCGACTTCGCTTCAACGTCCGCCGGCTCCTCACTTACCGCGCCGTTGACGCCCGCCAGCCGCAGTGCCGTTCTCGTATCGAGACCGGCAGCAACCGCCTCGCGCGCAATCGCCAGCCGGTTACGCAGACGAAGCAGTTCTTGATCCGCTTCGTCTTCGACGAATTGCGGGAGGTCAAGCCGCGCCCGCGCTTCGTTCAGCGTCAGCACCGGTTGTCCGGTCAAGCGCTGGATCGCCTCTGCCTTCTCCAACTCCGAGTTCTGCACCGCGTCGATGCGCGCCTCGTTGCAGCGTAAAATCTGATTGTACGCGGCAAAATGCGGTTGCAGCATCGCCGCAATTTCGCGTGCTCTGGTCAGTATTGTGAGAAGAACAAACGTTTGGTAGTCGCGCAGCGCGGTTGCGTAGTTGCTGGCGTTGCTGAAGACCAACGACATCGGAACCTGGAACGCAGTCAACATCAATTCCGCCGCGCGCTGGAGCAGTTCCGGCTGAATAACGTCGGAAAGTTTGTCGCCCAGCGTCACCGTCTTTATCTCGCTCGACAGCGCCAAATGCCGAAACGCATTGCGAATACCGCTCACCAACTGTCTCAACCACTGCTCGAACCGCGACCGCTCGGCGTCGGTCGGGCGCTGGGCGAACATCCACACCGTCGGGCGCACCGCGCCACGCTCGAAATATGCACTCTGGTACCGCTCCGCCGCAAGTAGTGTGCGGGCTTGCAGCAGCGCGGTCGTCACCAGACCGACGCCGGGTTCGACTTCGCTTCTTACAGACGGTTCCCAGATGTGCAGTAGTTCTGTTTCCGGTTCAAGCCGCACTTCGGTGTTGTTCGCGCGTCGAACAAACCCGACCAGCCCGCGTTTCGCGTCGGTGATCGGGGTGATGGTACGCGGGTGCAGACGACGGAGACCGAGCGACGCGGCGGGGTCGCGCAGGAGATACGCCGCGCCGTAGAGACACAAATCAATCTCAATCCCGTGAATGAGCGCCGCCAGCCGCTCTGCGTCGAACGGCACTAACGTACCGCGCCGCGTCGTAATCTCCCACGGCAGCGACGCGAGAGCGTTCGCCCGCAACGTCACCGCCGTGCGCACCACCGCGACGCGCTCATACGCCGTCTCTACGTCAACCGCGTCGCCGTCGCCGGTAAACACACCGATCCACGCGGACGGAAGGAAATCCTCCAGATTGAGCGCCTTGATCTCGTAGCGCTCGCTCTGCGACAGCACCAGTTGTGCAACCGCTTTAGACATCAAACAACACCTCAGCGCCGCGCGCCGCGCCCCACACCGCCAGCGCCAGCGCAATCACGCCGTCGTCGTGACACCCCTCCGGCGCGCTGTAGCGGGCGCGACCGGACGCGGAAATATCGACGCTATACATCTCTAACTCGTTGAGCAGCCACTCCAGCGAGGGCAGCACAATCGTTCGCTGCTCCAGCGCGAGCGCGAGGGTGTCAACGAGCAGCGGCTTTGAAGCGACCGTCGTTGTAAACGCCTGGACGGGCAGCCCGGCGCGCTGCAACTCTTCGATGTTCGGCGCGCCGATGCTGTTTGCCTCCGCAATCACCACACCACCGCCGTTGCGCTTCCAGAATGCGACCAGCGCCCGGCGTTGCGCTGCGAAATCCACATCAACCAGGCGCTCCACGTCAACGACGCAGCGCGTCTGCGGATCGAGCGCGGCGAATACGGTTGCGTCCTCGTAGCGCCCCCAGTCAACGCCGATAATCGCCGCCTCGCCGCTGCGCGCGATCTCGCCGACACAACTACGAACGTTGCGGAACACCGCGCCGCCGTCATCGAGGAACTCGGCGTCCAACTCTTGGCGCGCGGCGCGCTCGGTCATCGCGGACCGCAGCAGCGCGATGTCGGCGGGGTCGAGACGCGGATTGTCACTCGTTGAACGCCGAACCGTCGCCCAGCGCGGGTCTTCTATCGCGCTCTGGTGGATACGCCAGAAATCCCCCTTCCCCTTCGGCGTTCCCGCCAGCACCGCGC